TGCTATTGCATCTCTATTACCCGGACTTGCTAAGAAGTTTATTGGTGTTACTTGTAACACCAGTGCACTAACTGAACGAGAACGGTCGGACGCTGCTGAGCAGGAATTTCTTGCCAGCAACGAACGGTGTAGAGTTTTTAACGAAACCTTTGATCCCTCGACATTTAATGGCTTCATTGCCTCTGTCTTGGGGGAGGTTTCTGTTATGTTGTACAACGTTTTTAGTGATTCCGCGAGTTCCATTTGTCTTAAGAACATCGCGCATTTTCTGCGTGTTGGACCTGGTGCGAGTAGCAATATTCGCAACAGATTCGGCACGTTTTGGAAGCTAATGCAGGGGAAGATTTCCTTCTCAAATGTATTAGTTTACCAAGTGTACCGTGCGTGCACACATGCTTCACCACTCACTCACGTCGCTGAAAGAACGCGCCGTGAAATGTATGGGAGGCATGATTTTCTCAACTCACAAGCACAATTTCTCTCCGTTCCGAAAACGAGCGAAAAGAATAGAGGCATATGCAAACAACCATCGGGGAACATGGTTCTCCAACTCGCAACGCACGAAATTTTAGTGCGTGTACTGCGACGATGGTTTGATTGCGATTTAGAGAATCAGCAGGAACTGAATAGGAACCTTGCAATGCTTGGCTCCTTAGAAAAATTCAGTATGACTTCACGTACTTGGGAATGGTGCACTCTAGATTTATCTGAGGCATCAAATTTTCCGAGTATAATAGTGAAGTATTTATTTCCTACTTATGTCGTGCAATGGCTTGCTCTTATACGATCTACTTACATTCGTGTAGGTAAGAAAACGTACGAGAAGCACATGTTGTCGACAATGGGTAATGGATTTACCTTTTCTCTTATGACTCTGTTATTGTCTGCTATCGTCAAGGTTCTGTATTCCTTTGCAGACCTACCCGAGTATGATACTTTCTCGAATCCTCATTCCCTAGGGAATAAGGGAGATAAGATAAAAACTTGGGCCGTTTATGGTGACGATATTATAGTAGATAAACGGGTGTACGGTCCGATAATAAAGGTCCTAACTTCACTCGGTTTCATAGTTAATGATAAGAAATCTTTCTCTCAGGGTCCATTCCGTGAATCCTGTGGAGGTGACTATTATCATGGTTATGACGTTCGGCCCGTGTTTTGTCAAAAACTGACAACACAAGCTAACATCTTCTCTTTAATAAATCGTCTTAATTACTGGAGCGTAAAACACTCCGTTGCCTTACCTGAGTCCATCGATATACTGATGGAGGCTCTTGGTACAGACAAGACGACTTTTGTTCCCAACTGGGAAGGTGTGGATGCGGGTTTACACGCTCCTATCTCCTGTTATAGAAAAGTCGATATCAAGAAGGTCCCATTTCCCTTGAGAAAGGAGATTGATCCTTGGTTCGACACACATGGGGTTAAAAGCCCAAGTATTTTCTATTATCGGTACAGACCAAGAAATCCGTCGATCATCCTTTATAAGGAGAAACCGCGCGAGATAAAATGGTCGTGTGTTGCGTCGAAACGTACTTTTACGTACGTACACGATTGGCAGCAGTACTTTCAGGTCAGTAATGTTCTAGGCATACTTGTTTGTATGTTAGAAGGGAGTGTCAAATCGGGAATAACCGGTACACGCCTTATGGGCGATCCGTGTTATGTACGAG